TGATTAGAATCAAGCAGACAGTATCTTGAGGTATAAAGATTAACTTTTACAAACATTAATGAAAAATTATAATCCAGACGTACAACGACTATTTTTAGAAATGATGTTGGAAGACGCAGAAACATACGTGCGTGTTCAAAACATTTATAATGCAGACAACTTTGATCGCAGTCTTAGAGAAGCTGCACGTTTTATGAAAAAACACAGTGATGATCATAAAACTCTACCTACCCGAGAGCAAATACAAGCGGCCACTGGTGTAGAATTAAGATCTGTGCCTGATCTTAAAGAAGGCCATTATGATTGGTTCTTGACTGAATTTGAAGGCTTTAGTCGCAAACAAGAATTAGAGCGAGCCATTCTTAAAGCCGCAGACATGATTGAACAAGGCAACTTTGATCCTGTAGAAAAATTGATCAAGGATGCTGTACAAATCAGTCTTACCAAAGACATGGGTACGGACTATTTTGAAGATCCCCGTGCTCGACTAATGAAAATCAAAAGCAACAACGGCCAAGTGAGTACAGGTTGGCCTACCATGGATCAACGATTGTTTGGCGGTATGAACCGTGGTGAGCTTAATATTTTTGCCGGCGGTAGTGGATCTGGTAAATCTCTTTTCATGCAAAATATCGCGATTAACTGGATCACCGCTGGACTCAATGGTGTGTTCCTTACACTTGAGCTTAGTGAAGAGTTGTGTGCAATGCGTATGGATGCGATGGTTGCGAACTGTAGCACGAAAGAAATCTTTAAGGATTTAGACACACTGGAAATGAAGATACGCATGGTAGGTAAGAAGAGTGGTAAATTGCGGATCAAGTACATGCCAGCACAAAGTAATGTTAATCATATTCGTGCATACTTAAAAGAATTAGAAATTCAAACAGGTCAAAAGACAGACTTTATTATGGTTGACTACCTTGATCTTGTGATGCCGGTAAGTGCCAAGGTTAGCCCCAGCGATTTATTTGTTAAAGACAAATATGTGTCAGAAGAACTGAGAAACTTGGCAAGAGAATTTAACATACTAATGATTACTGCGTCGCAGTTGAACAGATCAGCGCGGTCGTTATCAAATACAGTTGATGAAAACTCGTAGTTCAAGTGGCGTAGGTCAAAAGGTAGATCTTGAGTTCAATATTGAAAGTTTACGTATTACAGATCCTGGTGAAGATGCACAAAGTGAGAACGGTGGGCAAGGTTTTCGTACAAGTACACAAATAATGGATCAAATCAAAACATCTGCTACAACATCAAGTCCGCCCATGATTGCTGCTAAACCCAAACCAGGATTTGATATTGAAAAATCTGTACAAGCCAATGTTGATAGTACAAAACTCAAGCAAATGCTTGCAAGCCTAAAAACTAAAACCGAATAAATATCTAATAACGGAGTAGATTTTGCAAAAGCGTACTCGCAGTATTCTTGACGAACTTGCCCATATGCCGGTCACAAAAGATCGGGAAAATCTTGTGGAAAGTCGCGCTGGACATGTTATACAAGGTGCTATTAATTTGATAAATTATATCAAAGAAAACTACGATGCCGAGCAGGCAGCTGAATTAGAGCGTAGATTACTTAATAGTATAAGGGCTCAGGATCCTGCTAAATTTGCTCGCGGAGTTAGGAGATTTAGACGTGAAGATTAAAGACATTGTTAACGAAGTATTTGGAACACGACGCAAAAGAGATAAATTCGGCACTGATTATGAGAAGGATCCAGAAACTGGGGAATATACTGGAAGTACAGAAACCAATCCAAGGTCATTTACAAACATGATCAAAGGCGTAGCTGACAGACTTGGAGCAGATTCAGGGAGTCAGTGGGTCAAAGCACCAGACGATAACTTGCCTGACAAAGTCAAACGCTATCGTGTTCCCCCGGGACGAGTTTTAGTAGTGCAAAGCAGAAATGGGCGTAATTTTTTTAAATATGCTGCAAAGCCCACAGCCACCGACAAAACAGGTTTTTGGACAGATTCTGAAGGCAATACAATATTAGATTCTGAAACAATAAAAACATTAGAAAAATTAGCGCAAGAAAATGGCCAGCTGACCTTTGATCCAAATACCACACAAAACGCACAATCAGCTGAGCCCGGTGCTGAAGCTCCTATAAACGACGAGCCAGTGGGGGAACCATCGACGTCAGAACCCTTGCATCCGGATGTTGCTATTGTACAATCAGTTCCACTGGTTATACAGTATAAAGGTAAAAGATTTGAAATGGACGACTACGGTGAGTTTCATCCATTTGGTACCACAAGAAAAGTTACTCCTGCTTTGCAAACTTTCTTGGCTAAAGAAAGGATGAAACTGTGATGCATCTTAACGAAGGTGGGCATGTTTTTAAAAACTCAGAAGGACAACCACTTACTCAACGTATAAATCGTGACGATGTGCCTGCTACTATCAATTGGATAGAGCATGTGAGTGGTATTCGATTTCCCGAAGAAACCTGGTTAGGTACTACTGGAAGAAAATCAAGTTCTGGCGATTTAGATTTAGCAGTAGACGAAACCAGCATGGACAAAGATACTTTGGTGGCAGTTTTATTATCTGCCGGAGTAGATGCCAAAGACATTAAAAAATCCGGTGACAGTGTACATGTAAAAGCACCAATAGGCGGTCGACTTGGGCAAGGTTATGTACAAGCCGATTTAATGTTTGGTGATCCTAAGTGGCAAGCGTTTAGCATGAGTGGCGGAAGTGAAGGCAGCAAACTAACTGGTATGAGTCGACATGTTATATTGGCCAGTGTTGTATCTGCCTTGCATCCTGGACTAAAGTGGAGTTACAAACACGGATTAGTTGATCGCGTAACCAATACTACCATCGAAGACGGCAAAAGTCCGGTCACCTTAAGTAAAATTACAGGTATTCCAATAGCAAAATTAAATTCGCCGGACGATATTATTGATACAATTAGTAAACGCCCCAACTACGATCAGCTGATTGCAGCAGCGCGAGAAACTCTGGCCAAGAGTGATATACAGTTACCTGAAGCAGCACCCACACCAGGCACAGCCGCTTGGTTTAGAACATATACGGATAAACTTTCATAATGTATTTTGAATTTGTTGAGTACTTAATGGAGGCAACTAATCCTCGCACTCCACACCCCGAAGACGCCATATTATCTGGCAGTGCTGCCGCAGCTCAACAAATTGCTGGCTTAAAAGCAGTGATATCTAATCCACGAAATCTCACAATTAAATGGGATGGTAAGCCGGCGTTGATATTCGGAAGAGACCAAGATGGCCAATTGGCAGTCATGGACAAGTATATGTTTGATGCAGGATTCCTTGCTAAAAATGTTGAAGATTGGAAACGATATGACAGTCAAAAGGCGTCAGGAAATCTCAGAGGTAGTTTATACAGTGCGCTCGAAGTGATATGGCCTGGGCTTGATGCTGCAACAAAAGGAGCAGGATTCTACTGGGGCGATCTTTTATATGCAGGACAAATACAACCGCAACAGGGCAAGTTTGTATTCCAACCAAACTTAGTTGAATACAGAGTGGCAACTAACAGTGCATTGGGCAAACAAATCGCAGGCACAGTGGGTGGTATTGTAGTACATCAATACTTTGACCAATTGGGTGGTCAATCAACACAGTGGAATGGAAAAGGACTGGTAACAGTCCCGGGCGGCATGGCTATTATTTCTCCAACAGCAGGTAATAAATTTAGCCTTAAAACTCCAGTACAGCAAGAACGAGCAGCAGAATCGGCGCTTAAAAAATATGGTGCTGCTGTTGACGAATTATTGGCTTCTATACCACAAAGCACCAGGGATAGAATTAAAACTTATTTTAATAAATTTATTACCAAACAAGTATCTGAACCTTTACACACTTGGTTGGCAGTAAATGTTAGCAAAGTACAATACAACGCTTTAGCTGGTGATGATTATACAGGTAAACTATTTGCACAAACACCTGCTGGTGAAATTGTAGAAAGTCCTGGGTATGTGGGCCTCAAAGCCATTTGGAATAGCATTTACGCTTTCAAGCAAAATTTAGCTAAACAATTAGCAGCACAAGTACAGGGCATTGAAGAATATGTCAATGGGCAACCCGCCGGCGAAGGGTTTGTTTTTCCCACCACATCTGGGCTTGTTAAAATAGTAGATAGAGAAGTGTTTAGTGCGGCTAATTTCGCCAAAATGGCGTAATTGGTATAAATATTAACATGCGATAACACGCAACTAATTAAGGAGAAACAAAAATGCCAATCGGAGTAACAAGAGTACACGGCAGCACAGCCGGTGTAAATAACGTAGGGTCAGGTCAGAGTTTTGCTAATGCAGCAATTATTAATACTGGTATTGCATCGCCTATCACAGCATTCAAAATCACCACACTTGGTGTAACTGCTAACTTAGCAGCTGAATTAGATAGTCCAAGTGGTGCCGGTGTAGTAGGTGCAGTTGAAACATTAATGAAAGTAATTTCAACTAATGCTTCAGTTCTGGCATATCAAGTTGATAGTTCTGGATCAACTGCTCAATTGAGCGTTATAGTTGAGCGTAGTTCATGGACTGACTCGGATCTACAAGTATCTATTCGTGCATTAGGTGGTAATATTGGTTCGCGCGGTAATGTATTTCCTGCACTTGCAGCAGTTACATCAACTGGCGGTATTAAACTTGCTTAATTTAATTAAGTGTAAAAAAGCAGACTTCGGTCTGCTTTTTTTATGAACAACATAAATATTAACATGCGGTAACGCAAACTATTTAGGAGAAAAAAATGCCAACAGGATTAGACCGTAGCGCAGGCTACTTTTTTGCAGGTACTACAGGAACTTTGATCGAACCAGGTCAGAGTATTGCATTATATGTTGTTGATGCTGGTGTAAACTTATCAGCCGAAGACGACGCAGCCAACGAAGCATACGAAGCAATCATTCAAGCTTTCCCACCAGTGCTTGCATATTTTGCTCATGCAACATCGGGTATTATTAGTATTATCTGCGACGGTGTAAACGCACCAGCAGCAAGTGCCTTACAAACAGCACTCCAAGCACTTGGAACCAAAAAAGGTTCTGTTAACTTGGGTAGTGCAACTGTAACAGCGGGGACAAGTTTTGTAGTATCGTAATTTTTTAAATTACAATAAAAGCAGACTTCGGTCTGCTTTTTTTATGACTATAAATACTTGTATGAAATTTTACACTGGAGTTACCTTGGTTGATATCACAGCTACTGGAATGACAAGACATCAGGCCGGGTACGAGACACAACGTGATCAACAACGTAATTGGGAAACTGTATTACAAGTTATAGGATTAAGGTCACAACCACAACTGATTGAAGGTCCAGTATCAGCTGAGTTTGATATAGACGAATTAAGTGAATTTGGCGAGATGTATTATGGTAAACACCGTGCATGGA